CAGAGCATAGGTATAATGGAAATAGAGGGTGGTGACATCGACATCTCGCTTCAGCACTGGGAGTGAAGCACTGTTGTCAAACACCTTGCAATTGTACCGAGTCACGTTCAGCTGGTCCCACCAGTCCACCCGCCATTCCAGACCGTCCCAGGGGATAGTGACTGAGAGCCCAAACACCAACCCGACATCAATCGAACCTTGCTTCCAAGGCCCCTGACCGTTGCCTACCGCTGCCACGCGAACGTAGATAGTACCGGGAGGAACCTCAACCAACACTGCGGTGTTTTCGGTTCGAGCTTTCCGAACCCAAGTCGTTCCGTCAGTTGAAATCTCGACCAGATAGAAGAAGGCTCCGGCTGCCGCCGTCCAGCTCACCTGAATAGTGGGTTCGACGGTTTCAACCTGAGAGAGGAAGAGCTGGTTGATGACTGGGGCGTCAGGAGTTCCTGGGAAGTTCGGTTTCACCAGAGATGGTGCATCGCCATCGAATGTATAGAGAATGTCTAGATAAGGGACGGCAGTGATGGTCACTCTTTCCCCACCTAACGGTTCAATCCCTATCACTCTTGCCTTGAGCTGTAGCTGATCCTGAACTCCGAAGAGGAAGAGCATGGGTTCAGTAGTACCTCCTGTCAGGAAGTCGATAGAGGTACCAGTCATGACCTCAACCAGAGTCGGATCGGAGGTGGGAGTGACCACATAAGGACCTAACGCCTGAGCTCTCCGATCTCGCAGGAGGATGACATACGGGTTCGAGGATTCAAACCGCAACGGTTCGGAGACCCTCAAGAGATAGATGCCGGTGGACATCTCCTCTGCCGCCAAGACATATCCCGATTGAGACCATGAAGGCAAATCGTGAGCAATGTAGATGAGATCTCCGTAGCTCGGGATGAATCCTTCCATCCCAGTCTCGAAGGTGATGATCTCTCGCTGGTACCGTCGAACGGCGGTTAAATACATCCCCTCTCGATAAGCCTGATCTCGGTTGGAGATGCCGGCGAATCGAACGTCTTCAGGATTGTTCGAGGTGTCCCCAGGGAGGACGCAAAGGACCTGCTCTGGCAGGTATCCGGTGGCAGGTTCAATGTATTCGACGGCAAGGGAGTCGTACTCGTTCGGATCCCACAGCTTGATCTGCCATTGAAAAGATCCCTTGACGATGTTGTCGGGAGTGAAGAGTGTGACCGGGACACTCAACGGCCCGTCCCGTCGCATAGTGATGAGCGAACCCGAGAGCAACGGAACAGCTCTCCCGACTTTCGCGATCATCGTAGCCGCCTGCCAGACTGTGATAGGGTCCCGGAAGATCCAGTCGAAATAGTCGCCCCTGGAGGCGTAGAGGGCATCGAGTTCCTCTAGTGTGTCCCAGTCAAAGAAATTGTCCGATGGAACTCTCCCTCCATAGGACGATTTGAAGAGATCTACGAATGCCCAGATGATAGACCGAGTTGCTACAGGTGCTGACCAGGTCCCGTCTGAGTTTCGGATAGGGAGCTTCCGAGTGGCGATGACGTTGAATCGATCTCGAGTCCGGTCATTGAGATTTGAGGTGGCTCGAACACGCATCGCCACCAACGTCACGTTTCCATAGTCGACTTCACCACCGACAACGTACCCGCGCAGACCTTCCCAGACGAGATCATTCCCGACCTTATAATTGCTGTTGTGCTCGCTAATCCGACGGCACCTGACCCGGTATCGACCCGGGGAAACGTTGGCGGAATAGGTCTTGCGTTGGGGTGTAGTCGTCTTGAGCGTGAGCGACAGAGTCAACAGGTTCTGCCACGATCCTATCGGATTGCCATTATTGTCAATGGCCTGATACTCAACCTCCCACTTGACCGTATAGCTCTTCAGCTTCCCTCTCTTGTTCGTCCGGTAGAGCCCTTTCGGAAACACGAAGTCCAATTCGATTTGATCAACCTGATCTCCTGCCGCTGAAGCTACGAAAGGTCCTACCCATCCATCAGGTTGGGGATAATCAGGTTCATTGGGACCATAGAGTTTTTGGCCTCCGACATCCGGTGAGGTATAGACGTTGGTCCTGAAGAGGGTAACGGTACCTCCAGGTGGAATGACCTCTGTCGTCACCTCCTCGTAGGAGGAGATAGGAGTATCCCCGATCCGCATCTCGTGGATCTCGTATTCCCCCTGACCTAGACAGAAGAGGGAATAGAGGTACTGGTCATTGTCGATGTACTGGGTATAGGGACGGGAGGCGTAGGAAGGGAAGATGCGGTTCCTCCCGTAGCAGACCTCAATCGGCTCTCCGAGTCTGATGCTGTTCCTCTGACCTTTGATGGAATAGACCGGATCAGAAGTAGGGACATTCTCCGCACTAGGGAAGAGAAGTGCCAGTGCTACTGTGACGGCAATGGAAGTGACCGCAACGATCAGAGCAATCATCGCCACGGTATCCCCCACGACACCGATGAAATTTACGATGTCGTTGGGCTTGATCTCTCTGTCCCAGTCTTTCCTGAGAACCGGCTCCCCGTTCACCAGACAGATTGTAGGCCGTTCGAACTCTACGAACCCTGGATAGGTCTGCTGGAGCCACTGGCGGATGGTGATGCCCCCAGGATGGACATGCTTCTTTATGTCCGTCAGCGGCTGGAAAGGATTGGGAGTTTCAATGATAAAAGCCATAGAACTCCACCGTCCTGAACCCTCTGGCCCTGAGGCCGCGCATGGTATCCGCCACGACGGGTTGAGATGACCAGCAGTGCAACACCTTACCTCCATCCGCCTCAGTCCAGATACCGACGTGGTGGGGTATAGTCCTGAGACTCATGGCTACGGCGCAACCTTCTTCAGGACCATTCAACAGTTTCCACCCTTGGCGAACACTTTTGACCAGCTCTGAGGAGATCTCAAGTAGACTCCAATTAGCACACTCAGGCAGTTCTGGAAGCAGGATTCCCTTCTCTTCCTTGAAGTAGAGATAAAGCAGACCCCAGCAGTCCACACCGTCCCAATCCCTGCCTCCTGGGCGGTAGGGAAGGCCGATGTATTTCTCAGACCAGTGGGTCATTGGAGGAAAGGAAAGCGGAGTCGAGAGTAGAGTTCAGAGGGAAACCTCCGATTCACCAGCTCCATGAACGTGGCTTTCCCGACGATCTGTTGAGGAGTCACCTGAATGTCCTTTAGGTAGAACACCAGAGGAGGGTTCATCTGAGGAGTGGAGAGGTCAGTGTTGAGGTATGGGCGATACACCACCTCCACCGGTACTCGATAGCTCTTCGAGGTATTGATGAAGTTCAGAACACTCTTCCCAACATTGTCGATGGTGATGTTGAGTGACCTGAATCCCTCAGTGTTCTCAGCCGGCAGCGTGATCTGAAACCCGACCGGGATGAAGAGATGAAACTGAGCATCTTCGGTTCTGGCGTAGATCTCCCGAGAGGATCTCACCAAATAGATCGGTTCTTGGACATTGCCTTGGCGAATCTCCAAGGTGTCCAAGATGACCTGATCAGCCGGCGCGAGCGCGAAGGCTTCTCTGATTGCGTCCTGATAGGTAACGTTTGGCATTCTACTTCAGGACAAAGAGTAACACGAGATGGGCGCAGAGAAAAGCGCCAGCAACTGCCCACAGGATCTTCATGTCTCTCTTTGAGGCGTTATCAATCGGGTTCATTGCTCAAGGTTTCGAAAGAGCTGCTCGAACAGCACCTTCAACAATGGCCTTCAAGACCTCCTCATTGGGTCCAGTAATCAGGCGCTGGGCCAGACTCCCTGACACGAACTCAGAGGTCTGGAGGTCTTCCTGAAGGCGTTCCAAGGAGGTGTTGCTCAAGAAGCTTGTCGTCCGAACTGTCAAAGCATGCGCCCCGTCCTTCCCCCCGGCATATTCAAACCGGATGGTACGAGTCACGCATCCTGTCGACAGAAGAATCAACAGTGTGCAGAGGATTAGTAAAGAGAGGGGCAAGGAGGGGGAACAAAACAAACTCCCTGCCCCTCGGGGGGTGGCAGCCTTCGTCAGCCTCACCCAAAATCGCATCATTGAACCTTGACGTTGTCGAACCAACATGGTTTCTCCGGATCAGGATTCTCGAGTTCCAAGATGAAAGCTCCGTTGGCCGTCGGATTGATGGTGACTGAAAGTGTCTGCCAGGTCGTTTGAGTTCCAGCAGTAGCGGTCACATCAGCAGGGATACCGATGGAAGGGTTGGCTCTGATCCTCACTACCGGTCTCTCTGCTGTTGGGTCTGGTTGGAGCACGTCCACTTTTACCGTCCGCACACCTGATTTGACAGCGAGACGAAAGAACGGTTTCCCCTGGGACCTCATCCCCATGACGTACAGGGAAGGTCCGGGATTGCCGACCGTTGCATCGATTCTCACCTCGGGCAGATACCAATACTCGTCTAGAACCACTCCCGTGAGCGGTGCGTTGACTTCCGGCAGTCCGAACCATTCAGCAACCTGAGACAACTCAGCCATACTCAATCCGGGTTCTGTGTTTCGAAGACAGCCCAGGCCCTGTTGGTTGGATCGCTGACCACCACATTCACACGGTGTACAACGAACCTCTTAGTCGAAAGCAATCCAGTTCCGCCAAACGTGTCTCCATCACTGAATGCACTGTGGAATGGGATGTGGACAAATCTCAAGCGTGCCAGCAAGTTGAATCCTGTCGTACTGATGAGATAAAAAGGCCTGAGGAATATTTTCCCACCGATGAACGCAGAAGGACCGGAGAAGGCACGAATTGGAGAGGTCACACCAGCCACGACAGTGCCTTCGAAAAACCCCACCCCACTGATTCCCGTAGAAACGGGATCACTCCCGGTGCCTTTCATATACCCATTGGCGGTGACGTAGGGACTTCCTGAGCCTGCTATGGTAAAGACATGAAAGGCTTCAGAGCTCCCCGACGCTGTTCGGGATGTGAGGACGACTGAGGCCATGCTGTTTGCCGGGTCTATAGGAATGACGTCGCCGATGTAGTATGGAACCCATCGCGGAGGACTCACCGGAGCAAAGATGAGAGCAAGACAGGTTCGCTCATCAGCGAAAATCTTCCAACTCGTACCGAAGCTAGTACGTACCGTCCGTATTCCCTCACCAGTCACTTGCGACGTCGTAGGGAAGGCACCCGTACCGGTATCAATACCTGTCATGTCATGGAAGCCGCGAGTGTAAATGTTGCTGATGTCCTCCACCAAGCGAAAATACGAGCGCGCAATCGAAGATGCGCCGTTGCGCAAGACGATTTTGTTATTCGGCAAATCTACGAATGGTGCAGACCACCCGGCAGGAGGGATTTGTCCATACCCATCCACCAGAACAGCCTTGAGGAGCCTGACAAAATCACCCTGTGCACCGGTGAAAGAAGGTGCACCTGGATCAGCAGAAGAATAGATTCGGAAGGGCATACGTCAATCCAAGTTGAAAGTGAATCCGGCGGCGGGCGGAGCGGAGGGGTGGAGGGGTGGGCACCCGCCGCCGGAGCTGAAGAACCAGCAGCTCTTGCAAACTGCTGGGGTAGGTTGGTGGTAGAGAAGATCTCATCGTTCGCGTTCGACAACTGGCACTCCATTCAACGAAGCGCCGAAGGTGATCAGACTTCCAGTGTCTCGATATGCCACCCCATTCAGAGAGAAAGTAAAGGTGAGATCAGTCGGGATCGGAACGATCGGGGGAATCTCCAGAACTGACGAGACTCGAAAGAGGTTGTCAGAATGATCAAAAGAGAAGCTGGCATGGAGGAACCGAACCTCCTGCGGTTCTCCGTAGAGATTCAGAGTGAATGCTCGCGTCCCGTTCTGGAGAGTGTCCTGAAAGAATGACCGGAAGGTATAGAACTGATCCTCAGTGAGGGTCCATTGGACCTCGGCTGTCTTTCGGAGGTCTTCGAACTGCCGACGGATCCGCTTTCTTCCACTCTCCATCTCTGTCACGTATTTCCGTGACGAAGAGGAAAGTCGGTGCCCCTCCAAGAGAGGAGCAGGCAACGAAGTTGGCCAGGTCGGTAGTGACATTCTGAGAGAATCTACTGTATTCCGGGGTTCAGAGCAAGTTCTCTCCTTAAGATCTCACCCATCGTCCAAGGGAAGTTGGTGTCTGTCCACCATTCACTGTGTCTCCAACTGGGCTTTTCGAACACCTGAACCGCTGAGCTCACGAAGTTTCGAGGACCAGTGAAGCCGAGAGAACCGTATCCGCACAGTCTCCCTAGAAGAGACAGCGCCAGCCTCAACGCCCGGTCTCTCCCGGCGATGTAGATTCGAACCCTGTTCAACCGCCCTCCACGCAACGCGGCAGCCAGTCCATTGCGCTCCATATCAGCATCACAGGCCGGACTGAACAGAATCACCTCATCAATCGGACACCAATCCAGCCGTTTAAGAGCATCTGTGATCACCGCTGCTCCATTGGAATGGCCTACCAGAGTGATTTTCCATCCCCGGTAGAATCCAATGGTTCGAATCAATCGGTTGACTCGCCGGCGCTGTCCTAGAAGCCTCGTGAGGGTAGGGAAAGAGAGGTACTCTACCTTCTCGGCTCGAGCTTGAGTCAGGAGATGCGTAGCGGTGACAGCCCTTCCAGTCCAGTTTGAGCTCCGGCCTGGGAAGGTCAAGATGCCATTGACGTAGATGAAGACTCGTCTCATTTCCCTAGAAAGTATCTGATCCAATAGGACACGATAGAAAGGATCAACGAGATGGCACCGGCCCATCCGACTGCCATCCAACGTATGGCTTCTCTCTGTCGCTCCAGAGCCTCTAGAATCTGTTGAAGTTCACTCTGCCTCTCAATCAACCCGATCTGGTGTCGACTAGAATCTCCGTAGATCTCTCTCCGGATGTCCTCAATCAATTGAATCAGACCCGGCCTGCCGGCGATTCGATCGCCCAGCAGGCACTCTCGAATCTCCTTGACATCCTTCTTCAGACTGATGACATCTTCTATGAGTCTCGTCTCAAAGTTCATGGAGTAAAATCAGAGGAGCGGTGATCTGCCAGAGTTCTTGGTCCAGCTTCTCAGCTTGGTATT